CAATCAAACTTTGGAAAGAATTTGCTTAGATTAGAAAAGAATTGTCTATCGGCACCCCATTGACCATACCATGCATGACCAATTTGAACCGCAACATCACGCTTAACAGCAAACGATGAAGTATCAATGTGGTGAGTATCTTTATTGAAATATACTGGCCATTTTCCTAATGATTCACAATTATCTTCACAAAGGTAATTTCCTTCTTTATCGTAAATTTTTCTAAGTGAATATGCCCAATCATTACCTTGGTTAATTTTATCCACCAATTTTTGTATGTGGCAAGGATCAAACCAATTATCTTCATCCAAATATACAATTACATCAGCGTTAACCAAAAACGAACAGGCAGCATAGACACGATGACCATACCATCCTTTGCCTACATTTTCTTCCAATTCAATGTATTTTGTTTTTGGGAAATCTCTAATCAATTCTTTTACTTTTGGTTCATACTGACAACCATCAATAAAAATATAATGTGTTAGATTCTTATAGGTTTGATTATTGACAGATTCCAGACATTGTTTTAAATGATTAGAATTAATTGTGGGTGTTACTACGGCTACTTTTATTTCCATGATTTAAGTATCTCTGATGAAGAATTTATTTTGTGAGAACCACCAACTCCATATACAAATGTTACACCATCTACGCCAAGTTCATTGTTATTGCTTTCTACTCTATCGCCACCATTGGCACAAATAATTTCATCGTTTGGAAATGTTTGTTTAACCAATTTTAAAAGTAGTTTTGCTGAACCATCATCATCGTTAAACTCCATGATATAATCAACATATTTAATTGATTGTATGATTTGAGAGCGTTCAAACCAAGGCATGAAAGGCTTTCCTTTTTTACGAGTTAGCCAAGAATCAGAATTAATCCCAACCACAAGCTTATTACCAAGTTCTTTTGCTGAACGGAAATACGCTATATGACCAGAATGAAGCGGATCAAAACCACCAGATACAACAACAATTTTCATTTTCAAATACCAGGAAAAGCCTCTATGACCAAGTTCAAATTAAGATGTTTAATGCCTAAATTCTTTTTAAGTAATTTAACTAAAAGAGCAGCTTCATCTTTGTGTAAGGATTCTAAGATAACAACCAATAGTTGTTTTTGTTTTGTTGGTGAAAGGCCATCCGCTCGCATTGGGTGACCAACGATAAAGCGGTACATCTTTGGCATTTCCGCACTTAGATATGTAAAGTTTAATCCAGCGGGTTCTACCGCAATCCTGTAATTTGGAATTTCAACATCAAATTTGATATTTGGATTAAAAACATAGTTTAGAAATTCACGAAAACGAGCATGGTCATATTTTCGCAAAACGGCAATTCTTTCAGCCTTGTTTTTAGCATTATCAAATTCTTCAAATATTTCAGAATATAGTTTTTCAGCACTCATTAGAAATCATCCAATACTTCAATTAAGTTTTTGAGTCGGTTCGCAATCATGTAATTCAGAAAATCTTGTTTAGAATGACCAATAGCGTTCTCATAGGTATGTAGTATCTCATTGGTCAAACGCTCAGGTATTTTTGTTAAATCAATCAACATTTCATTACGAGAAAAATTGCGAAACATTTCCTCGGTACAGAAATCTTTGGCTTCTTGGTTCATCCAACCAATAATTTTAGCTTCAGTAATTGGTTTCTGCCTACCACCAGAAACAAACACATCATCGGCAGACAATATATTTGGAATGCCGTCACCTTTATCACCACGAATAATTAACTGTTTTAATTGTAATAGCGGCAATGGTTCTTTAATATACTTTTTCAAAATTGGTGAATATTGCTCAACATTGGTATATCTTTGTAATTGAGCAAAATCTTTATCACTAGACAAAATCATAATCTTTTGTGTTGAAGAATATTTCTGCACCAAAGTAGCAATCACATCGTCAGCTTCACATGTGTCTACCGAAATAACTTTATATGGCGAATGGTCACGCAATTCATCACGAATTTTATTCAAACATTCAAAGATGGTATTCCAATCGTGACCAGAAGCATCACGAGCTTTCTTACGATTAGATTTGTAGTGCGGATAAATCTCACGGCGCCAATAGTTTTTATTGTCGCAAGCAATCACAACTTCAGGACCATGTGATTCTTTGAATTTCTTCACATAGGTACGAATTGTGTTTAGAATCATGTGGCGAACCAAAGATTCGTCAATTGGTGTTTTAGAACTACCAATTTGTTCCATCAGGTTTGATATTGCTACCTGATTGTAGTCAACGAGTATCATAATAAATCTTCATCTCTCTTTTTTATTTCAAAAATTGTTTCAACAATAAAATTGTGGTCAAGCTCAGTTGAATTGTTTTCTTCAAATGGTATGATTGTAACCTCATCACTATCTTTTTCATACCACGCCCAAATACAAACTTCTTCTTTTGGCCGATGAATCAAAGCCCAAGGAGTTTGGTCATGCTCAGGAAATTCATTGACTAATGAATTCTTATGGACAAAAATGGCAAATGATTCTGTGTTTAAATCTTCGGTGCCATCTTCATTTTCTCCATATCCATCAAATATAATTTTTACACCAAATGGCGAATCACCAGAGTCATCGCCAGGCCGTAAGTGACCATCATCCATTGTGCAAATAAATTCACGCAACCATCCTTCAACTACTTCGGAGTAATCTCGGTCATCATTTAGATATATCGCCATTTAATTCTCCACACTTTCTTCAATCCACCACTCAATTTTAGGATTTACTCTTTCATACATTTCAACCAATTCTTCCAATGACCACATGGCATCGGTCTCAAAAGTATTCAACCAATTACCAAATCGGTGCCAAGATTCTGCCTTCATTGGGTCAACACCAATCTCATCACCAAACTGACCTAAATCTTCACCACGACAATCAATACGACCACATGAATACTCCTGAATAATCTCGGAATACTCAACGACATCACCGGCCTTTCGGTTGGTCAAAGTAGAATCCTCGGTGAGTGTTCGTTTAATCTTTTTAAGTAGGCCACGATCCTCGTACCATTTCAGGTTCACCACTCCCATCCAGTTTATGCTATACCTCACAGGCATAATTTAATTCTTTCCAGTTTGTATTCTCTGGCAAGATTTCAATTTTATAATCTGCCTTATCAATAAAGTTTGCTAACACACTGCCGCCATAACCATTAGTGCCGTATGAATTCTTATGGCAAGAATATACCGATCCAGAGTGACCATGAAAATCATAGTAATCATTTACCAATTCAACTTTAACAATACCACTATTGAATTGCCATGAATCAGAACCAATATATCCACCATACCAACAGGCAAATACCTTGTATAGTGTTTCTTTATCGGTTGTAATCTTTACTACAACCCATCTATCAGGCGTATAATCACTCATTTAAATTTCCAAATATTTCAATTTAAACTCTTTAGCTCTCTGTTCATAACCATGATAACCACGAGGATTACAAACCACTCTAGTTTCTTCTACAAGGTAATCTGATGGGCTATGCATATGTCCATGAGTCCACAATTTAATCTGTGGATTATTCACAATAAACTCAGATAAATCAGAATGAAAAGCACCATTCATTAGATAATCATTTTTATATTGAGAACCAATACTTAATGGTGTTGGTGCATGGTGTGTTACTACTACATAACATTTTGACTTATCTTGTGTTACAATGTTAATGTAATCTAACATTTTCTTATGGTCTTCCACAGAATCTTCTACTGCCCAACGGGAAATATAACCGCCACCAGAAATACCACGATTACCATTTTTAATTAATTGAAAATCATTCATTGCTTTACCACAATGCCACATAGTCAATGGATCGCCTTTGTTCATATCAGTCCATAATGTGCCAACAACAAAAGTAAAACCATCGTGTTCCCATGTTTCTTTTTCTAATACATGAATATTAGGTAAGTCAGCTAACTCAGCTTTCAATCTATCATGTGTTTTAGCAAAATCAAAATCATAATGCTCGTGATTACCCATGACATACACAACATGAGGAAATTCAAACGAACACCGCTTAAAGAAATCTTTAAGCACCATTCTTTCTTTTGGCTTGTGCTTAAATGCGTTGACGGTGCAAATATCACCACTCAAAATAAGGACATCAGCCTTCTCCTCATTCTTTAAAATAAGGTCTGCAAATTCAAGGTGAATGTCTGACGCTACTGCAATTTTCATTTTATAACTCTTAATAGGATCGTATCACTATTAATACGACCGCTCAATTTACTTTCAACAGCACGAATACCTTCAATTACATTTCTTAAAAATACTTTACCGCCAGAAGATATTTCAGGTAGTATTACTTCTGGTTTTCGCAATTTCTTCTGTATAGATTTAGCTTCGGTATAATTCGTAATTGAAGAACCTTTAACCGAGAATCCACCAGCATCATCGGCATGATAAACACCCAATTTGCGAGTTTTTACATTGTAAACCCATAGTTGCATAGAGCCTATTATATCAGTAGTTTTGATTGATGTCAAGCCTAATTCTTTATATTCAGGCAAACATTTTAAACGGGCAACTAATTGTTCTGGTGACTTTGCCTTACGCTTACGGGGTTTGCGAGAGTTGATTGCCTGGCCAGAAACCTTTTGGCAATCTAAAATTACCTGGTCACAATAAGCCACCAATTTCTTCATTTGTGGTTTTGTGAAATTTGACCAACCTTCTTTAATCTGCTCATCTTGGCTGGTTAGCA